TGGAATGCCAGCACTTAAAGTTACCTTTAAGTCAGGAAAATCAAAACTAGTCGACCTACCTGTATCTACAGGAAAAAGGATCGAACAGAAAACATCAGGACTACCTTGGTTCAATATACCCTATAATGAACGAGTAGAAGTCCCAGCTAATAGACAGTCCCTTATACAGGGAGACCGCACAGTTAGCGGAGAACTAACTGTAAAAGGAGAGGCAGTAAACATATGAGTAGCAGAAACGGAACTATACACGTAGAAGGGAATGCAGATCCCTCTGTCTCTGACGTGGGCTACGGACGAATGTTCTGGAACCCTAGCAATAAAATATTTCAACAGATCGACGAAGACTCAGTAGTAACTGATCTAAGTGCAGGAGTCTCTAGCGACACTGTGATACTAGTTAAACAGAAATCAGACTTTGGGACAATTGATAGTACTAAGGTATACCTAGTAGACTCTGTAATTGACATGAATGGACCTGCTATAGAGATCCCTGCAGGAGGGATAAATGTTATAGGTTACACTTTCGATGTGTCAAAACTAGTCAAAACAGACAACTCTTCTGACATGTTCGTATCAGCCTCAGGTGGATCAGGAAACATCCTGTCTAAAGATATTGGCTACGAAGCATCAGGAACAAACTCGCAGGTCTGGAACCTAACAGACGCTACAGGATTTAATGCTTTTGAGTTCGAGAGAATAAACTACAATAACTGTACCAAAGTAGGAACCATTACTAACTACAGGCAAGGCCTTGAGTTGGGAACAGGTAGATTTGGCGGAACACCCACACTAGAGCTTATAGGTACTTGGGTAGGTGGATACAGAATAACTACTAGTATTGTAAGAGAACTTGACTCAGGAATGACGGACCCGTTGTTTATGGCGGGCGCTGGATTTACAATGGCCTCTAGGTTCTTGACAGACATTAACTGCGACCTACCCACTAATGCAGCTTTTGCTGATTTTACACCTTCTAACTTCCCGAATCCTTCGACACTGCAAGTCAAGGGAGCCATCATGACACGAGATGGTGTGACAAACAGCGAAGACACTAATATATTCCCTAATATTTCAGCTGGAGACCTTCCTAGTGACTGGTCGGGAAACAAGGGAATGGGAAATACCTTCGTAGGAGGTTCATTATCAACTAGTGCAGAAATAGAGACCTCAATATCTACAGTAGATGTATACGAAGACCTACTAGCCACATGGAGTTCTGAAGACCTTCAGCACTTTGACTCTCCTAGTTCTGGAAAACTAAGGCACTTAGGGGATGACCCTAGGAACTTTAGATGTACTTTCCACTTAGTACTAGAGGGCGGGGCTAATGATGAGTTCGAAATATCGTTCCTCAAGGACGATTCAGTGACCCCCGTAAGCGTCTTTTCCCAAAAAAGGGTTATAAACAACTTCCAAGGAGGCAGAGACGTAGCCTATTTCGGGGCAACGTTCAATCTAACATTAGATTCTGGGGACACTCTTATAACACAAGTGCGTAACCTAACAGATACTACTAATTGCACCTTAGAGTTAAGTTCGAGTTTTACTGTAGAGGAAAGATAGGTGTTCCAATACACTTATAACCTCCGATCCCTAGGATACGAAGAAGACCAATATAAAGAAACCGCTGGCCAAGCCCTAAGGCTAGCTAGAGGTGCCTCTGCGGTCGATACAGGGCGATTTAGAACGTCTTGGACAGTCAGAGTCGACGGAGACATATTAATCGTCTCAAATGGAGTCAGATACGCTCCGTTCGTCGAGTTGGGATCAATTGTCTACACTAAGCACCGATACAGAATCAAAAGGGCACTGTCCACTCTAGGACTCCATCGAGGATCCGAGAAGATAGGCACAGGCCCACAAAAGACCTTTAGTACACGGGACGATGCTCCTGACGTTGGTGGCCAAGGCCGTCAGCCCCAAGGGCAAAGACCAAGTACTAAATCAGTTGCGGCTTCGGCCATAGCTGTTCTAACAGAACAGGAAATTCGATCTCCTGCTCTACTGCTCCGAAGGTTTAGGCCTGCCAGAGCTACAATTCCAACTGTTCCTAAGATACCTAAGGCGCAGTTGTTCAACAGATCTCGTTTGTTGGAGCTAATCATAGCAGCAGAGATCGTAAACCAAACAGTAAACAATGAGGAGGCACAGTGAAACTACTTAAAAGCATTTCCACGGAAAAGCGAGAGTTCACAGCTCCCGTTTTGGTCCCTGATGAAGTTGACTATCACGGTCATATATACAGTGAGGAAGAAGTTCATAAAGCGTGTAGGAATTATCAAGAAAACTGTAATAAGTCCTACGCACATCACACACTTGAACTGTCTAAGAGTACTGCTTCCTTTGTGGAGCACTACTTAACTCCTGGCCCTATGGAGGTTGAGTCTCCAGATGGGGAAAAAATCACTGTGAAGAAAGGTACTTGGATAGCTACCCTGAAGATCTTAAATGATTCTTTGTGGGATGATTGCCAGAACGGTACGTTCACAGGGCTCTCTATTGCAGCTAATTGCATGTCGAGAAAGTTAGTAAAGTCTAAAGTAGCAGGGAGTCTTGCAGCAGAAGAAGGAATCGAGGTAGTAAAGCGCCTATACGATATCGACTTCGAAAGTGAGGGACACCATGTCTCATTAGTGGACGAGGCAGCAAATGCTACCAAAGTACTCGTCATGAAGGCCAAACAAAAAACAGAACCACAGGATAATCCTATGTCAAAAGAAGAAAAAGAAGTCCAAGAAGAAGTCATGAAAGCAAAGTTAGTTGCTGAGCAGAAAGTAGAAGAGCTAAAGAAGGCCAGAGAACTAGAGCACGAAGAACTAGTCAAATCCAAAGAAGCTCAGACTGTAGAGCTAGAAGCTCTCAAGAAAGCTAAAGAGTCCATGGACGCTGAGCTAGAAGAACTACGCAAAGCCAGAGACGAAAGAGAAACAGCTGAGTTCGTCTCCAAAGCCAAAGAACTAAAAGTCGAAGACGCTGATGCCTTCGGTACTACTCTCAAGAAGTGCAAGTATGCACTAGAATCTGCAGAGTATGAAGCCCTTGTTAAGCAACTGGAAAAACTAGAGAACATTGAGAAGAATAAAGACCTCCTCGACAACCTAGGTGAAGCCAATGCTGAACAAGTAGAAAAGTCCAAGGACGATAAGTTCATGGCAAAGCGCTCCGAGTATATCGAAAAAGGTATGAAGCCTGCTGCAGCTTCCAAAAAAGCACGTCTAGAACTAGCTTCTGAAGAAGCATAAACAAAACTAACAAGGAATAATATATTATGGCCGTAATTGACCACACAAACAACGCTATCCAACAAGAAATCCGTGACGTATCTGTACAAGCTTGGGAACTCCATGGCAACACATACGCATCAGGTATCATCCCTTCTAAATCCAGTCTCCGATCTACTGGTACTTACTGGGAGTACGATAAGGCGTACTTCCTAAGTACTCAGGTTGCGACTCGTAACCCAGGTGAAGTAGCTCCAGTTGCCAAGTATGCAGCTAGTACTGCCACGTACAGCATCCCACAGAAGCACCTTTCTATTGCTGTAACCTACGAAGAGATGGTCGAAGCTTCAGACACTCTTGAGCCGATGCGTGACGCTGCTCAGTTCCTAGGTAACAACTTCGTTGTTGACTACGAGCTAGACTTTGCCAACACGTTCCTCAATGATGACGTCTGGGAGTATCAGGCCATCGGTCAAGCTTCAGGTACAACTCTAGCTATCGACGGAGATCCTACTGAATTGGTTGGGGGCACTCCTGCAACATTCGCACAGTTTGACTTGGCAGGTACTACTTCTGATCCTATCGAGATCTTCCGTTCAGCTATCCGCACTATCCAGCTCACTACTGGTATGCGTCCAAACAAAGTTATCATTCCTCGTATTGTATTCGACGTACTTACTAGAAATGATAATGTTATTGCTTGGGCAGCTAACTCCATTGGAGTCAATGGCGGTGACGATCAGACTAAAGCTATCATCGCTCAGCAGCTAGGTTTCCCTATCGGTGGAATCCAGATCGTTGAGATGGTATACCAAGATGTGGCTTCTATTGCTTACGCTAAT